ATGAGTGGATCGAATCAAGCCAAGTCTTCGTCTGACTGGTTCAAACAGTGGCCGCCCGAAGTTCGACGAGATTTTATCGAAAACTACCATGCGATTTTTGAACATTTCGCCCAACGGCACGGATTGACTGCGACCGACGCTGCGGACACTTCGCAGGAGGCATTGTTTCGCATCCACAAACTCGCGCCCCGTTACGATCACACGAAGGCGGTCTGGCCATGGGTTAAGCGGATTGTGCTGAATGTGCTGCGTGAACAACGGCGAAGGCGACGCAACCGCATTTCCAAATCGAAAAGCCTGTCGTCGAATAGCGGTGAGCTTGATCAGTTTTGGGACGAAGCGTTGCGCGGTCGCCTTCAAGAAAGGGGCGACGCGTCGGTGATTCCGACGCATGCACACTTAGTCGAGATGTTGAAGAGACTCCTCGCGTCGGTTCCTGAATTGGAACGAAAGGCGATGCAAATGATGTTGGAGGGAGAATCGCTTTCAACAATTGCCCGGGCTTTGAACGAGAATCGCTCTACGCTCGACCGCCATCTGGCCACCGCATATATGGCTCTTCGCCAACGCCTCGAAATTCTTGCCGCCCAGGATTTCAAACTTGACTTGGAGATCGCACCTTATTCGCGCGAACCGGACCCCGCCGAAGTCGCGCCGCACCGCCGAAGACAGAAAGCAAGAACAAAGGTTTCGAAGTTATGCAGCAAGCCCCCACATCGCCTGTGACCGGCCAAGCGAGATGGCACGGGATAATATGTGATGATGTGGGATGAATCTAGCGGATAATGCGAGGAATATTAAACGAGAGCCGCAAATTTTCACAGTTGGCATTTTAGCGGCGTTTCGGGCGAATTCTCAGCCTACTTGGCATTGCGCGCGAATACTGGAATATTTATTAATATTGGAAAAGTAACGAGTTACGTCATTAGCAATATTGTATGATTTGCCGCGCGCCGCGCGCTGTTCGCGCGCGTTCAAACCAGTCAAATCGCGCAAATATTGCGACGCTCACTCTGAATAGGCATAATTGATGCGGCTCAAAGCGACGACTCACGCGACTTCAACGGCCGCGTGAACGGGAAGGCTTTCGGTGCGCGCGGTAGGCTCGTGCCAAGTAGTTGGCCGGAAATGCCAAGTAGGGTGGCCGGTGTGACCGGCCATGCGGGATTAGATGGGATGATCCGGGATGATGTGGGATGAATCGAGCGGATAATGCGAGGAAACTTACAACCAGTTAGCAAGTTTATTTACATTAGATTTCGAGGGATTTTTGGGCGAATTCATGGCCTATTTTAGATTGCGCGCGAATCGCTGAATATTTATTAACCGCGCAAAATCAACGAGTTATAGTATTAGCAATATTGTGTAATTATCCGCGCGCCGCGCGCGATTCGCGCGCATTCAAACCAGTTGCACCGCGCGAATACTGCGCCTGTTGCTCCAAATAGGCGTCGTTGATACGGCTCAAAGCGACATTGAAATACGACACCATCATCTCAACGCCGATGAACTTCCTACCCAGGCCAACCGCCGCGGTGCCGAAGGTTCCATGCCCCATGAATGGATCAAGAACCATATCACCGGGATTTGTGAATGACCGGACTAGCCACTCTCCCATCGACAATGGCTTGGCGGTCGGATGCTGACCCTTTGACCGCGAGCTAGTGAAGTAGAGCACCGACCTCGGATGCCGGGTTCCACGATTAACCGTCTTCACTCGCTTGAATCTTCCCCAATTGCTGGAGACGCCGCCGGTCAATTGGGCGTAAGGCTTGCCGGCCGTGGTCTGAGGATTGAACGTCACGCCGGACCACTTACGGGAAAAGACCTGAATCGACTCATGCGACTTCAATGGCCGTGTGGCGGAATTGAGGAAGCCGGTCGGGTGCGATTTTGCCCAGATCAATTCATAACGCCAGTCGCCGCGACGGGAGTTGATCAAGTCGGTCGTGAAGGGTTGTTGAGAGCAAATCGAAACAATGGCCGTGGGCTTGGCGATCCGGCTGACTTCGGTCCAGAACGAATTAAGATCAATCTTCTTATCCCACGGGTTGTCGGTGCAACCGTAAGGCGGGTCGGTGATGATCGCATCCAAGGAGTTGTCGGGGAACTCGGCCAAGACTCGAATCGCGTCGCCGCGAAAGAGAAGAGCGGGGCCGACGCAGGCGGCGGCATGAATGCCGGCCTGTCCATTCATGTCGTAAACCTTAAAGGCCGAGGAAGGGTCTGTTTCAATCCTCATCGTTCCCCCGATCCTGTTTAACAACCCGCGCGATGCCCTCGGTTGTCAGTTCGTAGACCTCGGTGGCGCAACCCGTCGCCGGTTTTACAATCCGGCGCCCGGCAGGGCGAATAAAACCTCGGCCACAAAGCTCGCCAAAACGTCCGCTGATCTGGTGATCGAGGACTTTGAGCTTGATGGCGATCTGCCAGATGGCGGCGGGGCCATCCATGAGGATGTGGAGGATTGCGGAATAACGGGCGGGGATTGACTGTGCCGCGACGTTGCCGGCGAGGAGGGAGGTGCTTCCGAATGGAAGAGTTGGAGTTGTGGGATCATCCATGATAAACCTTCGGCGACTCCGTCGCCAGATTTAGCGGGGCGGCTATCCCGCCGCCTTCAAAACCTCACCCAATGGAAGCGGCGGTTGAGGCGTCGCGGATTTCTCGCCGCGACGAATCATTTGCTTCATGCACTCGATCAACTGATGCGCCTCGATCGGTGTCAGTCCCTTGGCGTCGCGGGTGCGGCCGCCGGTAAAACGTTCGACCAAACCCGCCAGCGGGTAGCCGCATTCCTCAGACATCGCCACGATGCGGTAAACCAGCCGCTCGTTGGCGACGAAGCGGCGGTTGCCCACCTTTCGCCGCCAGTAGCCCGGATCGTTCTCGGTCTCTCCGAAACCCTGATCTTCGATGACGGCCATACAGTCTTCGAAGGTCGTTTGATCGAGCTTCTTGCAAGTATCGACGCCGCCGACGTTGGCCAGGACGGCTCGGTATTGCGCGTCGTTCATCCCCGCGATGCCGGCGGCAACGTGAATCAGGCGAACTTGGTCGGCGGTGATCGGCATGTTGAAGGTCATCCCGCCTTCCGGGCTTGAATAGTTTGTTCCGGCAACCGGGCCATCAACTTCATGGCGCGATCGCGTGTGAGGCCGAGCTGCATCGCCTCGACGAGTTGTGGCGTGTCGATTGCTTTGAGATTGTTCATCTCAGCGATGCAGGTGGCATACTCGACCAGACTCACGCAGAACCCAACCGCGCCGCTGTCGGGGAGGTTGCACAATTGGCAAAGGAACCGTGCCGCCGAAGTGGTCAGCTTCATGGTGTTGCGGGCGAACATCTCCTTGACCTGGTCAACCGTAACCAGCGGAGTTCCGCCGTCGCCCGATCGCGCCTTCTCCATCAGATCGACCACCGGGTAAATCCGGCGCCTGATCTGCGCCAGCGATTCATCTGCCTGGCGGATCTGCTGTTTCTGTAAATAGGCGACCAGGTCAGAAGTGCCGCACCAAAGCTGGGCGGTTCCGGTCGCGTCGTAAAGGTCGGTGAGGATGTAGAATGGTTTGTCCTCTTTGCTGCCGCGCAGGTTGTGAGCCTGGTCGATCAAAAGTAAATGGCTCGAACCCTTCAGCTCCTCGACCAACCGCTCAAACCGCTGGCGGTTGCTGCCGCTGTCCTGAACGTGCATGGCGGAGCAAATCTTGCGGAGCAATCCGGTCGGGTTGGCGTCCACTTTGTCGATGGTTACAAGCGTGCAGCGGCGCGGGCCGAGTTGCTGGCTGATGGCGGTCAACGCCATCGTCTTGCCCAGGCCACTGGTGTCGGGGCCGTGAATCAGACCAATCTTGCGTTTGTCGGAGCAAAAGTCAGCGACCGCCCGGATGCTTTTGGCGACCTCCGTCCAAACGAATTGCGTGGTGGCCGGCCGGGCGCGTCGCGCCTCCTCTTCGACCAGCCACGAATCAAGGTTGATCGCTACGTCGCCGTTGTTGCCCTTGTACCCGCCGTTGAGAAATTCACTGATGACGGATTCACTGTAGCCGGCGGCCTTGGCGATGTATTTCTTTGTCAGCTTGTAATGCTGCTGCAACGACTTCACGTCGTCGGCGACTTGCTTCCATTGCTCCTCGGTGACTGAGGAGGCGTCCGTGCCTTCCTTGAACATGCGATTTGCTCCTCTAATCCGCGAACGATCTATAAGAACGTCGCGGGATTGACTTCCGTGTTGAGGCTGAGCCGCTGATTCTTGCGGCAGATTAGGGTCTTGCGGTTGAAGGGGTGAGACAGTCATGCGGAGACTCCACGGCTGCTGAATGGGGGAATTCCGAGACGTGCGCGAGCTTGCAAAATACACTGCTTTGTGACTCCAAACATCGCGGCCAACTTCCCGTCTGTCATAGTGCCGAGAAGGGCACGATTACTTTCCCAAAACGCTCTACTCTTTTCTATCCGGGCAATCCTATCGCGGTTTAGAAGGAGAGTACCCGAGGGAGCACGCGGCTCAGGGAATGCCGCGTTAAGCCGATCCATGAAGTTTTCTAGTGTGAAATCAAGTGGTCGTTCGATCGTGATGCGGCGAGACGCGCCATAGGCTACATCCTCAATTTTAATACAAACGACTTGACGCTTTAATACTTTGCGACGGCAAGAACAGTCCGTAATCCTGCCACAACGAAGTTCCTCAAACATTGTCGGGTCAGAATTAAAAACCCTTCTGGCGAACGCTATAGAGCTCATATGTGTGGCAAACATCCGCGCCAACATCTCGAACTGACCTCCGCCTTTGTCGGTGTAACCAGACCTGCCGCGGCGACGCGAGGCTTTGACACTGTCAGCCGCCAACACTGCGATGCAAGCCCGTTGGAGGGATGTGTCTTTTCTCCGCTTAATGTTCATCGCGATGGTAGTGGCAATGGCGTCGTCCTTGATGACTTCGAACCGGGGAACGATGCCCAATGACAAACAAGCCTTGTAGCGGTTTCGCCCGTCGATGATGCGGTTCAGATCGTCGATTAAGATGGGGAGCTTTTGCCCTTCCCTCTTTATGCTGTTCGCCATCTCCTCTAATTCAACCGGGGAGATTTCTGGGTAATACAGGCACGCGGGGTGATAGGTATACATTGGTGTGCTCACGCCGCACCTCCATCGTCGGGGCGTCGATATTCGAACGCGGCCGGGGTCGGTTCATCTTCTTCGATGTCGCGCGAGCGGTAGCCGAAGACCGACATCGAATCGCCGCCGCCGCCGCCGGCCGCGATGCGCATCGAGCTTCCCTCTTGCTCGGTCAGCGCGGCCTTCACATCAAACGGCGTGCGGATCGGCTCGATGGATTGCGGCTCGGCTTGTGTCGCCGCGCCACGCTGCTCGGCGGCGCGACGCGCCAGCGTGTCGGCCATCGACTCCACCAATCGCGGGCGCTGCTCAAACGCCTTGCGTGCGGTCAGCCGCGCCGCCTTGCGATCGCGTCCGGCATCGGCCATCTGTTCCTTCGATGCGCCCATGTACGGCAGCTTCTCGTTGCACCGCACCACACACAGAAGCGACAGGTCGGGGTTGAAGATGTGGACTTGATTACGGTCATCATCGCTCGCGCCGACGATCACGCTCTTGCCCTGCCACTCAGCGAGCTGGTTCGCGCCGTAGGTCAATCCTTCAAACGTTACGCCGTTTCGGCGAATCTTGAGTGCCTTACTGAAACGAAGGAACGCCATCTTCATTGCCGACTCACTCACCGCGCGTTTGGCGGCGAGCTGCTCGGCGTAGACCGCGGCGGGGCATTTCCCACCCATCGAATCGCCTTGGTGAACGCGATGGTGATAGTCAGAATCCACCCAGTCGGCGAAAGAGGCGCAAAAGTCGGCGAAGGTCGGCGCTCGGCCGGCGGCAAGTTGCTGGCCGAGATCATCGGGGCGGGTTTGCGTCGAGCCACCGGAATAAGTTTCCCACATCTTGGAGAACCGGCCGCACACGGTGTTAAAGGAACGCTCAATCGTCTTCGCCTTGGCGTTGTACGGCCGCGCGTGATGCACCGTCACGCCGAGCATGGGGAAGATGCCGAGCAGTTTGGGCCGCTCGTTGATCTCGATGTTCTTCCAGTTGTGCCGCTCGATCTTGCTCATCCCTTGCAAGATGCGCGAGTCGTAATCCTTGCCATTATCGACGTGAACCGATTGCGGAACCCCGTTGACCGTGATCGCCAGCTTCAGCGCCCGCACGATCGTGGCGGAGGTTCCCGCGTCTTCGCCGATCCACCAGCCGACAAACATTCGGGATCGCACGTCCATCCATGCGGTCAGCCAGGGGCGAACATATTTAGCGGGGTTGGCCGCGCTCTGAACCCAGACATCAAATTGGTGATGATCGCTCTCCCAAACTTCGTTGCTGGCCAGCACGGAATAATCGCGAGAGCGGAAGGGGCCGTGGTTGGCGTCGAATTCGCGCATCCCCTCGCGGTTGATCTTGACCAGGTGCGGGTGCAGCGCGTCGAGCTTGCGGCAGATCGTGCGGTAGGGAATCACCGCCCAGCTTTTATCCGTCGCCTTGAAACAGGCATGATCGTAGCAGAGCCGCTTGGACCGGCCGCGTTGAGTCAGCCAAAGCCGCTGGACTTCCTCAAAGAATTCATCGGCGGCGCCGACGGCTTCGTTGGGGTCTGCCGTGTTCCAGCGTCCATCGACCAGACCGGCGCGACCGGCTCGCTCGTATTCCGCCGTCCAATTGTAAAGCGTGGCCCTGCAGAGGCCGGGAACCAGCGAGAGAAACCGCTCCATGGCTTCGGCGATATTGAAGCTGGCGGCGACGGCGGCGGCGCGGCGGCTGAGCCAATCCCTGACGATCTGCTCGCGGCGTAAAAGCTCGGCGCGTTGATCGCCGGTGAGCGTGCGCAGGTCGAGTTCCGCACCGATCTGCTCGGCGGTGGCGACGCGGGCGAGGGACGGATCGGCGTCTTCGCGGATGAACCAGGTCTGGCGTGACCCGCCGTCAGGCGGGGTGCGCAGGGCGGCCAGACCGTCAGGCATCCATTGCTCGCCGCAAAGGCGGCGAAGATGCCCCTCGCTCTTGCCGCTGCGTGCAGCGGCGTCGGAGAGGGAGAGCCAGCGGATCCCGGCCGCGGCCGGGGCGGTGAAGGAAGATGAAGCGAGAACCATGCTCACGCGGCCTCCGCCAAGCGAAGAACTCGCTTGTTGCGATTAACGCGAATCGGCCGGGTGCGGCCGTAGTCGGCGCGGCGAGATGGAAGGGCAAGCCCGGCAGTGCCACGCAGAACGCGAACCCCATGACCGATCGCATTGCTCACCGTCGCCTCACCGACATCGAATCGCTTTCCGATCTCTTTCATGGTCAATCCATCTATGAAGTACATCGTCACGAACTCCCGCGTTCTCTTTTGCAATGGAGCCAGAAGGCGAGCGATGTCGTCATCGCTGCTGATCCGGGCGCCCGGCCGAGCTACGCGCGGATCAGCCCAATTCTGCATGTCATGGCAGGGATTTTCGCCGTCGATAAGACCGCCGCGAACGGATCGCTCACCCATTTGAAAAGTCACGGGGCAAAGGCCACGCTTACGAGCCAATCGCGGAACTTCGTCTAGCAAACGCATGGCGTCTATGATTGCGCCGTAAATATGGCGAAATGAGAAAGCGCCGAAGGTCTTTTTGCGTGACAAGTCGAATCGCTCAATCGCACGCAGCATCCCAATTCGTCCATCCTGCGCGACGTCTTGGAACTGAATATTCGCGGGTAAAGAAGCCTTCACCTTTCGAGTGACCTTGAGTACGAGCGGATCAAACCTCGCCGGGAGACAGTCTCGCAAGCGAAGGCGTTCAGAACCTTTTGCGGCAGAGAATTGCATCCAAAGTTCCCGTTCGGCGGCGTCCATGCCGTGTCCTTCCTACGTCGGTCCAGTTTTCAGTTTTCAGTGTTCAGTTAATGCGAGAAGCGGCGATCATTAGTGCATTAGTGCTATTTTCCCGATTCCGCTTCTCGATCCGCTCCTGGCTGCGGTCGAAACGTTCCTTGTCTTGGCGGCGTTTTTGGGCGAGCCGCATTACCTTCCGAACTTTATGTTTTGCGAGCATGTGGGCCTTCCTTCCTTGAAATGATCCGTGTTCATCCGTGTTCATCTGTGGCTAAACTTCACACTGATTGATGTCGTCCATGGCGATGGCCTCGAACAGCTTGTCGATGGGTTCGCCTGTCGCGGGCCAGCTTTCCGGGAAACAATTCGAGTCGATGGCGGTCAAAAGCACATTGCGGGCGGCACGGAGCATCTTCAGGTAATCCTGCAAAGCCGCGATCCGTTGCGTGACGGGAACGCCTTTGATGTCGATGTCTCCGCCCACTCCGCTCAACATGGAGATGTGTGCAACCAGCGACTCGATCCGCTGATTGAACGCGATCAGGTCCGCCTTGCGGCTGAGGGTCTGGCGGTCGGTGGCGAATTCTGTGGTTGGCATAAAACCTCGTTCGCCGCTGATGCGGCGGATGGAATGGGTAAGACCGGAAATCAGCAGGCGAGGAGGCGATCTGATTCGCGCCGTTGAACGTTGCCTTTGATCGCGTCGATCTGGTCGATAACCCATCGCCGGCGACTGGGAAGATGGGCGATGGTGATGGCGCCGGCAACGTGCCAGTTGCCATCGCGTAGGACACGGCGAAGCTCCCAAACGATGTCGCAGAATTCGCAGAACACACTCACGTTTTGCGTCGTCGGAGCGATGGTGTTCGGCTTTTGCCGCGCAACGGAGGCGACGACATGCTCGCGCGGAATCGCGCTATCACATCGAAGGCAACGGCATTGCTCGATGACTTCAAACTCGACGCCATTCTGCGATTCACTGCGTGACATGGGATGCTCCTCTTTTGAAAACTGAAAACTGAAAACTTCCACTATTGATTGTGTTCGGGCTTGCGAACGTCCATCGCCGAAGTATGAAGGCCATCCTCAAAGGGCGGCAGCGTTATATTGAGTTCCCTGCCCCGTTCGCCTTCACGGACAATCGCCTTGCTGGGCTTATCGAGTTCGAGGATCGCCCTGGCCTCACCGAGCACCGTCTTTGCCGCCTCGATCTTCCATGGCGTGATGCGTTTGTCGTAAAGATTCAGTAATCCCCGGAGGTCTTTGCCGGCGGGCAGAAAATACTCCAACGCTTCAACTATGAACGGCACCATACAGGCGAGCTGCTCGGTGGCGGGCGAATCGGCGCGCACCACTTTGTAAAGGCGGAGTTCCTCGTCACTCACGCTCGGAAGGATTTCCAGGTCGCAGTCCGCTACAGTCTCTGCAAATGACGGGTGTGAGATCAAGAGGAAAAAGTCGCGTGAGTGTAAGACGGAAATGATTGAGTGAATCTCGATGTCTAGCGGTACGCCCTTGTAGCGAAGGAAAGAGATAGCGCCATCTGCGGCGACGCGGTCGGTGAGGAGAAGATCAGCGACGGATCGTCCGTGGATGCGGACGAGCTTAAATCTCCCCGCCGGCCATGCCGGGATAGATGCCGGCGAACCGGCCGGCGATTGACTCGCGTCGCAGTTGTCGCGGCGCTGCCGCGCGGGATCGGCGACGGAATTCTTGGGAATCTGGGTAGAAGGGTGAACTTCTTCACCGGGGGTGAAATCGTTATGCTTCATTTGACCTCGGATTTGTAGAGTGAGTTGAATTGCGCGAGTTCGGACGGGGTGACAGAGCGGCGTCCGTCTTCAACGCAGGTGAGCGTCTCCATGCCGATGTTGATGATGCGCACGACGGCCGTCTTGCTCATGCCGGCGGCTTTACGCGCGGCGAGGAGTTTGTTGCAGAGAAGGAATGGAGGAGTTGGATTGCTCATGCGTTCCCCTTTGCGATCTTCGCGCCTTCGCGGTTCGATGAATCCGCCGCTCCGCCGGTGGGGCTGACGTTTTTCGTGTCGTCGCCTACCGAGGCACGCCCGCGACGCGCGGGCTTCGCCCTGGCAGCTTTCGCCGATGATGCGGTATCCACGTGTCCCGAATCACCGCCGGCGGAGCGGTCGATATTCATGGGTGGAATTAAAGAGCCGTTGCGAGGATCGAGCAGCTTGCGGTTGTTGGCAAGATTTAGATTACAGATTGCGCGGACAGCCATGGCGGCGATTTGAATCAGTTCCGACCGCATGTTGGGAAGACTTCGTTCGCTCCGCTTTTTCTTCACCTCGTCCCAAAACTCTTCAACCTCTTCGAGAATGACCGAATAAGCTTCGTGCGCCGAATTCATCGGAGCGTGCTTGCTTGAAGCGAGGTGGAACTCGATAAGCACATCTTGGATTACGCGACCAATCGCAATGTGCGAGGTTCGCTCGTGCCTTCGTGCCTTCGTGCCTTCCTGTGACATGTCCTCTTTCCTTTCATATCCCCGGCACTGCCGGGCGGCGTTGTCGCCGCCCGGCTGGTTGAGTGCCGGAGCGAGTCACTTTCATGCGGCGGATCGGCTCCGATGGTTCTTGGCCAGTTCGAGCATCTGCGCTAACTTGTCGGGGTAATGTTCCGCGAGGATGGCTATACGATTTAAGAGAAGTCCGAGGTGCATCTGTCGCGTGCGGTTCTCGAGCTTGGCTTGGCGGTCAAGGAATCCGAGTGCCTGAAGATCGACTGAGGCACGGGCAGGAAAGGAGCTTCTAGATGGCATGTCAATTTCCTTCTTTGGCATTACAGGCTCCTTCCTCTATTTTCTCGCCTTCCTTGTGTTCTAAAGCGCTCTGTTGCGCTTCGTAACGCTCTATTATGCTCCACTATGGTATAACACATCGACAAATGCAAGCGCGAATTATGATTTTTTCTCTTACGCGACCGCCGGACGCTTCTTAAACTGCGGCGATGAAAAGGGTTGAAGGCAAAAAAGAATTCCACGAAGGCCGCTGGCTGCGTGACAGGATCGCCGAGACGGGCATGAATGTTTCGGCGTTTGCGAGGGAGAATAAATTCATCCTTCAAACCGTGACGCGATGGCTGAGGCAGCAAAAGATTCGCATCCGCCGGGAGAGAGAGAAAGAATTAGCGGAATCGCTCGATTATGACAGCCTCGCCGATTGGGATCGGGCCAAGATTCAGGCGAGTGAGGAATTTGATCTAGCGAATGACCCGAGGCCCGTCGCCCCGCCCGGAGTATATATAGACAGCGCTAAGGGGACTAAGGTCATACCGAAATTTGACCTTCCCATCGCGGCCGAGCCACTGAGGGAGACGTTCACCGACGACGCGAGCGACGGTATCGCGATTCCAAGCGGATCGGGCGATCTGGCGTTGACCATTCGCGGCGACTGCATGGAGCCTGATTTCAAGGAGGGCGACACCGTCGTCTTTTGGGCGGAGTCTTTTGCTAAGGAAGGTTTGCGTGCAGGGAAGTGCTATTACGTTCAGCTTTTGGGTGGCACATCGACCTTCAAGCGTGTATTAATACATCCGAGCGACCCGGAGAAGCTCATCCTCAGTCCGATCAATATTCGCTACCGCACCGCGCGGACGAAGAAGACGGAGATCGTGAAGATGATGAGGGCGGTCAGGAAGATTGTTGAACTATAGTGGGTGCTAATATGACGGAAAACGGCGTGGATATAGGGGAAAAATGCGACAATTGCCTACTGATTATCAAGCGAATGGATGCTCCGCAAATCCACGGCAAATGGGTTTTGTGCCCCGAATGCTACGAACGACTCAAAAAGGATAACGAGCTTACAGAGATCAAAACAGCTTCACTTCCGCAACCGGTGAGGAGGCGAACGAAGCCCGTCATTCTTCGCGCCGCCATGCGCGGCATCGACGCAGTCGCCAAATCAATGGTGGCTTCACCCGCATCCCTTCCGCGCGGGGCGATCATCTGCCCGAATCCCAACTGCGGGTATCGAGGCAAGCCACGTCGCCGTGCTCGCGGATCGCTGTTTCTCCTCGTTTTCCTTTTTTGCCTATTCATCATTCCCGGCCTCCTCTACCTCATGTTCCGAAGCGGCTATGTGCTGATCTGTCCGCGATGCGGGCTGCAAATCCGCGAAGATTTAACTTGAAAAATATTTAGAATTTAATTGGACGCCCCTTGACTTACCGAAAGCACTTGAGCAAGATCATCACCTGCGAGCGAGTCACTACCGCTTCGCATGAACGCGAAAACGGAACGAACTGATGGCCCATGCGGCCTGCCCCGCGCTGGTTGAGCGACGTGGACAGGCATCACGCATGGGCGTTCTCGTTTTGGATTTCGCGCATGGATGTGCGGCGATCAACCACGGATGGCGTAGATCACGCGGATCAAACTCCGCCGCCGGATCTCACCCTCCGCGCCTTCGCGCAAAAATTCCTCCCAATTCCACATTCACAACCCACCGAAACCGTCGATGGAAAATTAACGGCCATCCAACTGGCGCGGCGGGTACCCGCACACGTTGATCTCGGTCGGGGAACCTCAGCGCGACGCGGCCTGATGCGCCTCGCCGCGTTTTTCAACCTGCCCCGCACGGAAGCGGAGCGTCCCGCCGCCAAATCGGCGTTTGCGCGGCGGGATTTTTACGAAAATAACCCCCCCCCCATAGCGAGGCCAATCCGGGGCGGCGTTCGCGCCGCCCCGGGGAGGCCATGGTGCCTTCTCGCCCCCGCCCGCAATCTCGCGGCGGGGCTTGCCCTTTTTGGAGCAATCGCATGAAAATTCGATCTCAAATTGCGTGCCTGTTTCTCGCCATGATCGCATTGCCGATTCTTCTTTTCGGCTGCAATCCAGCCCAATTGGCGACGGCACAAGCCGATTTGTCCAATGCCCAAAGCTATCTCGCCGCCACCACGCAGGCCACTGCCCTCGCCGAGGACGCCAAGACCAAGATCGACGCCTCCGTCGCCAGCGCACAAGCGTTGCTTGCCACGCTCCCCGCCAATACCGCCGCGACGACACAGGCGAGCAATTCCGTCGCGGTTTTACAGCAGGCCGACGCCATGGCCGCCAACGGCCTGGCGACGGCCCAGAAGGCCGAGCAGACCGCACAATCGCTGCTCAACACCGCCCAATCCGCCGTCACGTCCATGCAAACCGGATCGGCTCCAGACGTTTCAGGTCTGAACGCCCTTGGACCCTATGGCCAACTCGCAGGCGCCGCGATTCTGCTCGGCTTCGGCATATTCCAGACCGTCAGCAAAAGCGGCGTGCTGGCTGATCTGCAGAATCACAAGGTCGCACTGGCCGCACTCACCGGATCGGCGGTGCCGATCACCGCCTCCACAACGACAACCATCAGCCATCCTTCTCTCGCCGCGCCGGTCGCCACCGCGGTATTGCAGGCCGCTCCGGCGGCGTGAAGGAATTTGATCCACGAATGGGCACGAATCGGCACGAATAAAACAAAACCTTTTTTGGAGAAAATCATGATCGACCAAACGAAACTTGCAGCGACACTCAAAGACCTGACCGATGCCGGAAACGCATTCAGCCAGGCCGTCGCCACCGCCAATCAGACCGCCTCCGACGCCGCCACTGCCGACGCGGCCGCGACAACCGCCGCCGTCGCCCAGGACACCGCCCATCAGGGCTTCGATTCAGCCCTGGCCAACGCGGAAGCGTTGTTCGGGCCGAGTGCGACATCGCCCGCCGCGCCCTCGACGCCCGTCACCGCCGTTGCCTGAACTAAAGTTAACCGCGACGGCGCGAAGAGCGCAAAGGAAAAACGCCATGCACGATGCAAACGGAACGCTGCTCAAAATAGGCGACCGCGTCCTCATTCCCGGCATAGTCACTCACCTCGTCGAGGGAGCGGCCGATTTTTGCAACGTCAGTGTCCAGACGTCCCTCGGTCGCCGCCCAGACGGAGAAAAGAACCTGTTTTCTTCGATCAATACTGGCCAGATCGTCAAATGCGGCGGCGAGACTTCCGGCATCAAACTTTGAAGTTTACCCGCACTGAGCAAGGAAGCTCGATATGTCCTGGCCATTCGTCATTCAAGCGATTTTCGATTTTCTCGCGCTCCTGCTCTCGGCGGGGATCATCCTTTGGATGCAAAATCGCAAGCAGGATTCCGACGCCGGAAAAGCGGAGCGAGATAAACTCAAAGTAAGCATCGAGCAGATGGCGGCGAAGATGATCGATGGCGAGGTCAAGCAGATCAATTCCGGCATCCGCCGCATTGAGCAGCGGCTTGAAAATGGAGACGAGAATTTTGGCCTCCAACGCGACCGAATTCAGCAGATGGAACTAAAGGCCACGACCCAACTGCACCAACTCTCGGAGTGGGTGATCATGAACATGGTTTCCAAGGCGGATTTCAAGTCATTCGAGGAGTCGGTCAGTAAGAATTTCAAGGGATTCCAGGACGCCACCATGGGCATGAGCAACGCCATCGCCGGGCTGAACGCCACGCTCAAAACCCGCATGGAGGGGCAATCGTGATCGGATTCGACCGCGCTAATATCGCCCGCGACAAGGAGCTGCGCCACCGGCTCCTGACCACGCTCTATTTCTGCCGCAATTCGCCCACCGGCGGATACGGCGGACTGCCGCTCTTCTCCGCCGTTGGCGGCGAAGGAGCCGGCGACTTCGACTTCGATGGCGCGGATCACTTCCTCTGCCTGATGCGTGATCTGATCAACAAGGGCTTAGTCACCGAAACGCTGCACACCCGCCGTCAGGGCGAGCCGTTCGGGCCGCGATTTGTCAGCTACCGCATCACCGCCAAAGGCACCAGCCTAAAACTCGAAACGATTCCCCCCGACCCGGACATCGCCGACTCGCGGATCACCGTTGAGGGGGAGGACTAGTCGTGCCATCCCCGTTCAAAGTTCACGAACTCCTTTCCTCGTCCGAATTGGACGAACTGAAGATTTTTGCGCGCGAGCCAGGCCGAAGCATCGACGAATTGCACCAATGGCTTTTGGAGCGGCAATTCACGCTAAGCCGCTCATCCGTGGGCCGCTGGATGCTCCAATTCCGCGAGGAAATGCTCAGCGAACGGTTCGCCGAATCCACCGGACTCGCCGCCGCCATGAAAGAAGCCGTCGCGGCGGGCAAAGGATTTGACTCGGTAGCCGAAGCAACCGCCATGCAACTCACGCAAGTGGTCTTCGAGCAGGCCACGGCCTTGCAGGCTGAACAAAAGATCGACCCGCTCGATGTGCAGCGCATGACGCGATCTCTGCTCAACCTCACCAACACCAAGGAAAAACTCTCACTCCGCTTCGACAAGGAAGCCGCCGCGAAGGTTCAGGCCTCGCCCACCCGCACCATCACCGCCGAGGATTTGGCGGAAATCAGAAAGTCGGTGTTTGGTTAATGAACGCCACCGCCGCCACCGCCGCCGCTAATCTCGACATCGAACCGATGGTTCGCTTCGACGCCTCGCAGAAGCGATTCTTCGAGGATCAAGCCCGCGTCATCGTCGTCAACTGGCACCGGCAAAAGGGCAAAGATTTCACCGCCGCCGCCAAGGCCGTCGAGAATGCCGCCCGCACCGGGCAATCGTGGTTCATCGTCTCCATCACACAACGCCAGGCCGACGCGACCTTCGCAAAATGCCGACAATTCGCCGAGGCCTATCGTCGCGTCGCAAAGCTGCAACAGGAGCTGCGTTACTCTGAAACCGATTTCACTGAACGCGACAAAACCATCGACCAAATCTTCCAATGCAAAGCCCGCGAGATCACCTTCCCCTCTGGCGGGCGCGTGGTCAGCCTTCCCGGCCGCGATCCTGACACACTCGCCGGTCTCACCGGCAACATCATCCTCACCGAGTTCGGCCTCTTCCCCGGCGGCGGCTACGCCCACTGGTCGGTGATTTTTCCGATTACCACGCGCGGATTCCAGGTCATCGTCATCAGCACGCCGCGCGGAAAAAACACCAAGTTCTACGAACTCTGGCGCGATAGCGAAACTTACAGCGTTCACACCTGCGACATCGAACAATCGGTGAATCAGGAAGGATTCGTTCTCCGCGATAACAAGGGCAACCCCACAACCATCGCCGCCTTCCGCCGCCTGTACAACGACGAAGGCAAATGGCCGCGTGAATACATGTGCCAGTTTACCGGCGACCTCGAATCACTCGTCAAGTGGGCGCAAATCGAAGCCGCCGCGGCACTCGGCGCGGGGCTGGATTTCAGCATCGCCCAACTCGACGCGGGCGGGGCGTTGCCGCTCGACTTCTTTACCAACATGAATCTCCGCGCCGCTGGCGGCCGCGTCGAGATCGGCTGGGACGTGGCGCGGCGCGGGCATTTGTCCGTCGTCACGGGCAACCTCAACCGCATGGGCCGGCCGAAGCAATTGCGCTTCGTGATCCTCATGCACGGAGTTCCCTTCGCCACGCAGAGGGGCGTGGTCACTGCGGCGATGGAAGCGGGCGGATATGGCTCAGTCGGGTGCGGCGACTCCACCGGATTGGGCATGGAGTCAAACGAATTCCTCGAAGGAAAATTCCGCGATCGCTGGACGGGCGTCAACTTCGGCGGCACACGCAAAAAGGAACTCGCCAGCAACCTCGCCACCGCTTTCGGAGATTGCACACAAACCCTGCCGGGACTCGAAAAATACAAGTTCATCGCCACCGACGTTTATGCCATACAAAAAGATGACACCGGCGGTCAACTGGCGCTCGACGAAACTGACAACGTGCTCCTGATGTCCAGCCACTGCGACATCGCCTGGTCGCTCGCCCTGGCACGCATGGCGGGCGCGAAGAACGCGGTGCGATCACTCCCTGAATCACTTCCCGAACTCCCGGCGGGGTACACCTAAAAATGCAAATCCCCGTCAAAATCCCGGCTGTCTGGGTCTACTCGACCATGCCCAACTGGCAGTCCATGCGCGGCGGTGGCTACGCCTCGTTCCTCTCCGGCGCGCAACAGGAACGCCTTGAGCGCATCCGCCAGGCTCGCCTGCTCGCCGACGGCAACCACCGAACGTACTTCCTCGACGAACGCCGGTCGCAAGCTGATTTCCAGCCCATGTATGCCGCCGAGCAAAAGATTCAGCCCTACATCACCATGAACCTGCTCGGACTCTCCAGCCTCATCAACGCGGACATGCTCTTCGGCCGCGCTCCGCTCATTCAATGCGACAACGAAATCCAAAAGGGATTTCTCGCCAAACTCATCAAGCGATCCAAGCTTCACCGGCTGATCTACTCGTGCGCGATGGACTGCGCCTACGAGTCCGAGGCGATCATTGAAGCGATTGTCTGGCGCGGCGAAGTTTATCTTCAGCAGGTTCCCGTTGACGAGATTTTCCCGGTCGGCGAGATTCAACCCGATGGCCAGTTTGCCCAATACGACCGGTTGCTCGTCAAGGACATCGGCACCAAGGATTGCCCGATCAATCTTCTCCTCAAGCAAAGCTACTTCCCCGGCCGCATCGAGCGGCATCTTTACCAGCTCGATAAAGACGGAAAGCTCGGCAAGGAAATCGACCTGAAATTCTGGAACGGAGCGTCCCCCGCACCCGCGCCGGCAACAGCCACGGTGGACGACAATAACGCCGACGCCCAGGCTCCCGAACGCGGCACGGCGATTATGACAGCGCAAGGCATGCTCGCGCCGCCGCAATACCCGCTGATGGCGCAAGACCTGGAAGATAACATGCTGGTGCCGGTTCAGCAGACCGGCATCCCTTACAACACAATCGTTTGGATTCCCAACCAGTTTTCACGCGGCCGTCCGGTGAGCGATTACGACGGCGCCATTCCGCTTCAGGACATCCTCAATGCCAAGGAGACGCAAATCTTCCGCGTGCTGGCTAAACACGCCGATCCGAAGATGGCGTTCCCCGTCGAAGCCGCGGACGCGCAGGGAAATATTCGAGCCTCCAATGCCGCGTTCTTCTATGTCGATCCGAACCGAATACCCGCCTATCTCCGCTGGGCGGGAGCGGAGTTGCAATACGCACTGGAGGATCGGAATTTCCAGCGTGATGCTTTGCTTCAGCAAGTCGAAGTGTCGCCGATCCTGATCGGCATCCGCCCCGGCGGCGGCGGTGCGGAGGCGTACAAGACGGTTCGCGTGCAGGCTTATACCTCGGTTCGCAAAGCCGCGCGCAAATCATCGTTCTGGACCGGCGGCATCACGCAAATGATTTGCGTCGCCCAGGCACTGGAACAAACCATTCCCGGCAATCGCTACGACACCGGCGAAACCCAATGCGAGCTTCAAGACGGTTTACCTGTCGATGAAATCGACCTTGCCAACACGGTCAGCGTCTACCGCGCCGCTGGAACCATGAGCGTTCACAACGCGCTGATGCTCCGGCTGAACGGCGATGCCACGCAGGTGGCGGCGGAGGAAGCGGAGCTTGCAAAAGAGAACGCGGCGAAGACGCCGAGCGTCTTATTCGGCGCGGGCGGGGCAAGTGGCTTCGGTGCGGCGGGCAACGCTGGGGGCAGTGGCGAACAGCCTCCGGCCGGCGAAGGTGCTCCCGGCGGCAAATTGCAAGAGGCGGCGGATGATCCTGAGACGGCGGACAACGCGGCCGAAGCGGATGATGAGGTGGCGGCATGAGCAAGGACATCAACCATGGCGACGCCGGAACTGGGCAACAGCGGGGTGCCGCAATCAGCGGCCGAGGAACTCGCCGCGATCTACGCGCGGGCGGCCAAGCAACTGGAGCAATGGGTCTTGCACCCGCCCGGCGGCACGGAGAACGGCCGGCTCTTCCGCCAGGCACGCGCGGCGGAATTGCTGCACAAGATCGACGCTCTGATGCACCAACTCAACGGGCAATCTGCGGCGTGGGTGGGCCAGAACCTTCCGCAGGTCTATTCGGACGGAATCAAACGCGCCCAGGTGCAGGCGGTGGAAGCGGGCTTGTCGCCGAAGGATGTGCCGATCAAAGCCTCGTTTTCGTTCCCCGATCGACGGACCATCGAACTCTTCTCGAAAGAGATTCTGGGCGACCTGGGCAAAGCGTCGGGAGCCATGGGCGAGCAGGCAAAAACCGTACTGCGCAAGACGGGGTAACTCAATCTGACAGAGGCGGACATCGACCGCGTTTTAGCCGGCGGCGTTTTGCTAGGTCAGCCGCAGCAAACCATTCTCGCTCTGCGCGACAAGTTTCTCGCCATCGGCGATGGCACAGTGCCGGTCAAGGACAAGAACGGCGACACCATCAATTTTCAGGCGAAGTATTACGCGAGCATGGTCGTTCGCACCAAGACACGGCAGGCAACCGTTCACGCCCGGCACGCGCGGTTGCAGGAACTAGGAATCGACCTGGTCTCAATCGTCGGGCTGGTGAGCAAGAATTTTTGCACGGCGTTTTTGGGGCAGGTCTTCACGCTCAAAGGCAAGAGCGACAAATATCCGAGTATCGACGAACTGCCGGGCGGAGGTCCGCCGTTCGGAGCGCCGCCGTTTCACCCGAACTGCTCGAAGGGAACCCGGCCGTTTATCGACGAGTTGGCGACGGACAGGGAGAAGTCGATGGCGCAGGGCGTGGACGACGCCGACAAACTTCTGGGCTGCGACACGTCGGAGGCGCAGCGGCGGTTCAAGGATTTACAGATTTATCAGCAAGTCAAACCGAAGTACGCGACGACGGCGAAGGCGTTGTTCGGGCGCGTTGACGATCCAAACGAGTAACAGGTGCAACGATGAGTTTAATCAAGAACTTTTTCAAAAAGGAGCCGGCTATGCCCGACACCACAAAGGCGGGCGATACGCCCGATCTGGCCGCACAGTTTGCGGAATTGAAATCTGCCGTCACGGGTCTGATCTCCGACATCACCACGCCGCTGAAGGCGCTGATCGAAGGACAGAAGACTCACGGCGACGCCATCGCCAAGCTACTCTCGCCGCCCGCCGCAACGGACGCGGCCGCGAAAGAGACGGCGGGCAAGGCCGCGCCGCTTACCGCTGAGAGCATCGCGTCTCTGGTCACCAAGACCGTGACGGACGCGCTCACGGCCAAGAACGCCACCGATGCGGTCAGGGCCGCCCGCGATGGATTCGTGGCGACGAAGATGAACGATCTTCCCTCGGCCTATTCGGCCCAACTCCCCAACACGGACGATCCCGCGAAACTCGCGGCGGCCGAGCAGACGATCCGCACGCAGTTTAAGGCGGATCAAGCGAAGCTGGGCGTGACAGCGCAGACCATCGGCGGCGCTGCGAAGGATGGCACGAAGGTCGCCGCGGTGATTGACGATTCCAAATTCTCGCTGGAGCAAGTGCTCGAACGCGATTTGAAGCCGGTCGGAAGCTTGCCGCGAGTAACCGCCGCCGCCTCCGGAGCGGCAACCGGCGCCTAATGATTTTGAAAAATGGATTTTGATCTCCCCCGCGATTTTTGGTCGCGGGGGAGAATTTGAAAGGATTCAAACATGGCTCTCTCTTTGATCTCTTACGCCGCACAATCGCCCTCGCCAATGACGCACAAGCTCGTTGAGCGCGTGACGAACAAATCGGCGTTTTTGAAAGTTCTCAAGTTCCTGAAGGCGACCGGACTCGACTATAAATACGCCGTCCGCAAGGCTCAGCCGGCGGCGGGCGGTCGCGCTCTTAATGCGCTCTATACCGCAGGCCAAAGTTTAATCACCCCTGAAGTCGAGACGCTCGTCGTGATGGGTGGAAAATCCACCCCCGACTCCGTGATCGTGGAAAGCCCGAACGGCCAAACCGTCCGGGCACGCGAAATCGGCGGGCTGGTGAATTCCACCGGCCTGAACTTTGACAAATATGTAATCAAGGGCGACCCGGCGGTCGATCCCACTCAATTCACCGGCCTCCAGGCGCGATGCTCCGGCAGCCAGTTGATCACCGCTGGAACCAACGGCGCGAATTGCACCCGCGGCATGGTTGACCAAACCATCGACGCCGTTGTCGGCAGTGAGGAAAACAAGGTCCTGATCTGTGATAAATACATTCGCCGTCAACTCACAATACTGAAGGCCGGCATCAGTGCGTTTTCTCAAGATGCACAGAACCTCATACAGATCAAATCCTGGAACGATATTCCCATCATCGTGTTAGACGAAGATGGCCAGCAGACGCCGATCCTGTCGCAGAATGAAACCTGCGGAAATTCCAGCGTGACCACTTCACTCTACTGCGCCAAACTCGGCGGCGACGCTGACGAGGAATATTTGCAAGGAATCATCGGCCTCGACGGCGAGATCAAGGTTCGCCAGGTCGGATGTCTCGGCGAGTATTACCTCGACGTGGTTGAACTCGTTGTCGGCATCGGCACATTCCACCCGCGCACCGTTGCCCGTCTCAAGGGTCTCTTGTAAGCCATCCACCAGAAGGCGGGGTTGAGCGTTTAGAAATCAAAGGTTTAAGAGTTCAAACAAAAACGGAGTTAGTCATGCAAAACAAATCTGTCGGCCCGGTTGACGCAACGCTGAAGCTCGTCGCTTTGGCGGGAAGCCTCACCGTCACTACCACCAACACGTCCATCAGCATCAGCCAGGGGAGCAGCGTCTTTTCCGACGCCTACCCCGACGACGACGGCGGCATTCCCATGATGGTCGCCATCCCGATCACCAGCTACGACGCCACCACCGGCGACGAGAGCTATTCTTTCCGTGTTCAGGTCTCCTCCGACAACACCACTTGGACCGACGCCAGCCGCACGGCGACGATCGGCGGCGCATCGGTCACTGTGACGGACACGATTGACAAGGCGTTGGGCGGTCTACTGATGATTCTGGCGCAGATTACTCAGCCCTACGTGCGGGTGATCATGGTCCTGGCGGGAACCACGCCGATCATCAATATTGGCGACACCTACCTTCAGCCCTTTGTCAACGCTGCCGGTTGATGTCGCAGTGTTGATCGGGATCGGGACTCGAAAGTAATTCAATGGAGTAAGCAATGTCTAAAGAAAAAGAAGTCTTAGCCGCGCCTGCTAAAAAGCCGGGGCTGGATTTGAAAAAAGGCGACAACGTGATCGCCACCTTCCTCGTCATTACGCCGAAAAATCCCCAGTTCAAAGGCAATCGAGCTGGCATCAAATTCAGCGAAGGGAAGGGAATCACCACTGACCCGAAAAGCCTCGATTATTTCCGCTCTATGCCTGGTTACGACATCCGCGAGCTTTCAGAGGAAGAGGTGGAAAACATTCATCCGTTCACGGAAGCTCGCACCGATCAGACGGCCGTCGAGATCGCCGACCAGGCGGAGCGTAATAACCGCGCCAAGCTCGCCGCCGACGAAGCCGAGAAGCTCTCGGCGACTGTTTGAGCGATAGGCCTCGAACGTTAACCGTCAAGGAAGACGACAAGGAAGACGCTAATGTCCAAATACAACGTCAGTCAAACCAACGCCATGGACCAGGACTGCTCGAACATGGCGGCGGGTATTGGAGGTTCGCCGAAACTCGGCGCGGCTCTAAACTCGATCTGGGCAGCGCTTTCGGCGGCGGCGAACGGCATCACCGCCGCCGCCAACGATGTCGATTCACTCGCCCTCGGCGGCGGTCAGTTCAGCGTTGACCAGGTCAACACCAATGGCCTCTACGGCAATGCTAACGGGTTCGTCTTCGCCTGGCTCGCCGGCCGCGTGCTCAAGGGCCAGACCGTCGTCGCGATCTCGGCCGGCAATCTCACCATGGCGGCGGCTTCGACTAACTACGTCGAGGCTGACGGCAACGGCACGGTCTATAGCAACACCGCCGGCTTCACGGCCGGACGCTGCCAGCTCTACCAGGTGATCACCAGCGGATCGACGATCACCTCCGTCGTCAACGTCAAAGACTTCCTGTGCGCTCCCGCTAACGGCAGCATAACCGGCGCCATGCTCAGCTCGTCCGGCGCGACCAAGACCATCGAGATTCAGTTGCAGAACGTTTCGGCAACCACGCTGGCCATGTTCCAAGCCCCGGCGACGGGCGCGATCTCCAAGGTGACGGTCATCAGTGATACCGCCGTCACGGCCAGCGACACAAACTACTGGTCGTTCACCTGCATCAACAAGGGCGCGGCCGGGAGCGGCTCGCAGGCGATCATCCAGGCTGCGGCCGCCAACACCACCAAGGCCACGGGCGGAGCATCACTCGCGGCGTTCGTCGCCGACAACATGACGCTGACCACGCTCAGCATTGGCACTGAACTCAACGTCACGGCCGGCGACGTGGTTGTCCTGCCGATCACCAAGACGGCGGCGGCGACGACGATGGTCAATCTGACCATTCGCATCGACTTCACGTTTGCCGGTTGATCTGCGAAGTGTTCAGTTTTTAGTTTTCAGCCAGGAAGTGAAAAATGGCCATCGACAACGCAATTCAACGAGTGGCGATCCTGCCGGACTTCTCGTTCCAATCCAACGCCGCCGTCGTGACCGACGCGACGGTCTGGTACCCGATCTGCCTCATCATGGCTCGCGGCAAGCGCGTGGTGCTGAACGGCGTCGTCGGAGCCGGCGCAGCGCTGACCGACCTCAAGATCACGCGCGGGATCATTCAGGATGATCCCAATCACCAGGCGTTAGCCATCGGCTCCAATGGCGACTTCGCCAACGTTGATGCCGACATCGTCGATGTGGTGATCACGCCGGGAAACCCGGCGGTCTACCAGACGCCGGCGAGCGGAGTCTTCCAGATCGAGATCAACGCCAACGGCGCGGAGTTCGCCCTCTACGCCAAATCCGCCGGCGCGACGACCCTGCAAATCGCCGGCTCGGTCTACCCGGCCTCCGTCGCTCATCTTTGATGCCGAGAATTGAATGTCTACCACAACTTTTAGCGCTACAGATAATCGAATCGTCCAAGTGCTCCAGGGCGGGCAGGTGGGAAGTTGGAATGTCCTCGTTAAAAATCCCTCCATGATTTTCGATTTCGAGGGAACCTCCTGCACGGTGAATATGACGGGACAATCCGCCGGCGCGTCGGTGGGAGTATCCATCGACGGCGGAGCCTTCAACCCTGTTGCCGTGGGAAACAATTCGTTCGCCGACGTAAGTGTTGCCAGCGGGCTGTCAGATGGCTGGCACACCGTGCAACTAAATTGCGCCGGCGTACCCAGTGGCCTCGCCGTAACGAGCGCCAACAGCGTCAAGGTCACAGGGGCCACCCCAAACATCCGCCGGTCGCAGGGATTTGATCTTTACGTTCTCGGTAATGCCTCTAACCTTTCCAGCTATCTCCTGGCTCCGGGGTGGGCCGTCACAGCCAATTGGTCCGGCGGCCTCCAGCGGCTTCGCTCGACGAGCAGCGTGTTCTTTTTCGGTCGCGCGGCGACGCTCCAATTCTGGATGTATGGCGAGGGCTTTCAGATTCAGTGCTTTGTTGACGGCCATCTCGTTCAGACCAACACGCCCAGCGGCAGTGCATGGCAGATGACTCGTTTTGACAACCTCGACGCCACCAAGGATCACGTCTACGAAGTCTGCTTTGTTTATCGCGGCGGTGTGGGCGCGTTCTTCTATGCCTTCGCCGCCGGAGGCCCGACGAGCGGCACACTCGTCGCGCTTGAACCTCCGGAGCAACGGATTGCGGTTGCGGGACTTGGCGACTCGCTGATCGACACCAACGAATGCAACAGCAGCGTGACGACCAATGGTTGGTTCTGGCGGTTCTGCCGCGAATACAACGTTCAACCGCACAACTGGGGCATCGGCGGCAGTAGCGCCGGCGCGAATGGAACGGCCAATACGGCGGCAATGCTCGCCGGCGTCTCGCCGCCGCCGGCCTTGCTCTTTATCCAATGGGGCACGAATGATCGTGGCTCATATACCGCCGGCCAGTTCCAAACCAACTACGCCGCCGTCCTCGCATCAATCGCCGCCGCCTGGCCGACAACGCTGATTTACTGCATGTCGATCTTCCAATATGCCGACGCCGATTCTTACAACGCGGCCATCGTCGCCGCCATCGCTTCGACGCTCACCACTTATCCTTCCTCTTCGATCAAGTTCCTTTCGACGGCCGGCTGGTTCGTCAGCGGCGACACCTGCGACGGCACGCATCCCACGATAAGCGGGCACACTAAAATTCTCGCCGCGGCGACTGCGGCGATGGCCGCGGTCATCGCGCCTTACATCCTCGGCAACCGCGTTCAAGTAAATTCAACCGGCAATTTTTTCGCCCCGTGATTCTCCATGGCCTCCGAACTCACCGCACAATATCAATCCGGCCTCACGCTTTACGCGACCATCGCAAACGCGGCGGGTTTGTATTGGACCGGCTCGACCTTCGAGGCTTACAACTCCGCTCACCTGGCCAGCTATGCCGTCGCGCTCGCCGAGCAAGGCCCGAGCATCCTCACGCCGGGTCTTTATGTCGGCGACCTTCCCGCCGGCATCGTTGTCGCCGCCGAATACACCTGCCGCTACTACGCTCAGGCGGCTTCAACGCCCGCAACCACCGACCAACTCGTCGGCCTGCAAACGATTCAATGGACTTCGGTTCAAGCCTCGGCCGCCGCCGGCACTCTCAATCCATCCATGCGGGCGGGTTATCTCTCCGCCGCTGACGCCATCGTCCTGGCCGGGCAAATGATCGGTGCTGAAGAGACGGCGTTTCTCGCGGCGACGAGCTCGCCTCAGCAAGCCAGTCTTTCTCGCGGCGCCGATGAGATCGATCGCGGAATGCGCTACCAGGGCCGTAAATATTCACCCGGCCAGTTGCGGGAGTTTCCTCGAATTGCCTACGAATCGTCTACATCGGCCTCGTGGGTTGGCGGTTATCCCTCAAATGTTGGCGGGCTTTTGGGATACGGTGAATCAATTCTTGACTTCGATTGGCTCGCTCGCGCCGTGGTCATCCCCCAAAACGTTCGCATGGCCAACATCATTCAGGCTGGATCGATCATTCTTGCCACCCGCGAAGATCGTTTGAACGCCATTCATGACGGCCTCAAAGGCGCGGGAACCGGATCGCTGCGAGAGGAATACGATGCCATGGCTCCGGGCGTGCGCACGCGGCTTTGCTCCCGCGCCTACGACCTCCTTAAACATTACCTCCTCACCAGCGGGAGGATTGATTAATCATGCTCTTCAACGCCACACTCACGCGGGTCGATGCGCCGGTAGTCAACGCAGGCGGGAGCATCAGCTTTCCCACACCTGGCGCGGCTCAATCCATCCGCGTCTGCCTCGACGATCCGACATCCGGGCAGCGTCTAACAATAGCGGATCTCGCGATCGATGTTTCGGGAACACTTTATATTCCGGCTTCGCAATTAGATTCGGCCGCCTCTGCCGCCTCGGCGAGCGATGGGCTTGCGTTCCTAACCAACGCCCAGGTGATCGTGCAGGTCGATGGCGACGCGGTCGCCGGGACTTACATGGTCCGAAAAGTGTCGCCGCGACGCGGCGCGATCAGTCATTACGAATGTTTCCTGAAGGCGGTTTGAAAAAGCATGGCTGAATTTGATCCATCTTCATTCATCAAAGGCGCCGGAGAAGGCGCGGCGAGAATGCGCGAAACCGCTTTGAAGGCGGTCGATGTCTTTGGCGAGGTTGTCATCGGCCACGCGCAACAGATCACTCCGGTTAAGACCGGGTTCTTGAATGGAAGCGCGACAACCGAACCTGCGACCGAAGAGGGCGGAAAAGTAGGCAAGGTGATCGGGTTCAACGCCGAATACGCCGCGGCCGTGCACGAGCGAGTGGATGCCAAACACCAGGTCGGGCAATCGAAATATCTCGAAGCCGCCCTGCGTGAGGATTCGCCGAAGATGTCTGCATTCGTCGCCGGCCGCTGCAAGGAGGCGATGGGCTGATGATCAACGACCCCAACAACTTCCTGAATTCGCTGATTCAATTTGTCATCGCCGCCGCCGCCGCGCAAACGCCGGCGGTTACGCTCGTCCTTCCGCCGGCCTCCGGCGCGAATATCTGGCGCAACAAGATCGTCGAACCCATCGCCGGCACGCCCGCCCCGGTCAGCATCCTTCGCTATTACGCCGGCCCCGCCCGCCAGTTTGAAGCTCAGGCCCGCGCGGCCATCCAATGCTATACGCTGGGCTTTGACGAGGAGGCCGCTCAGGCTCGTGCGCAGGCACTCTATGAGTGCTTCCTTGCCGCCACCGGCCTGCCGCTCCGCATGGTGACAATCAACGGCTACAAGGCGGCGGATCAATCGTCGGATGGAACCTGGCGGCTGGTCAGCGTCGATCTGGTTCAAACGCCCGGCAAGATCGGCGTTGACGATCGCGGGCGGACGGAAGTGTCGTTCAATCTGGATGTCGCGTTTTGCAAATTGACTTGAGCCGTTTTTACCACGGATGGCGCGGATAGCGCGGATAAGAAACTCGAAAGGAATCGAATATGTCTCAAAGTCTTCCCTCCAACCTCGCTCGCCGGCCATGGCTGATTAAATGGACGGTCGGATCAACGCTCGGCGTCGGCGGCACGCTGACCGATCTCGGTTTCACCGACGAGGTTGATCCCTCAAAGCTGAAACAGATTTTCGAGATCATCAAAACCGGCACTACCGGTAAAGCCCCGCTCGGAAAGCGACATCTGGGTCTGGAAGGCGGAATCGGCATCAAGCTCCGCGAGTGCAACCTCGCACTCGCCACCATCATGGCGCCATGGGGAACGGCGGTCGCCGGCGGCGCGGCGAATTCTTTGGAAATCACGCCGGCCGTGAACATAGACATGTATATCTACTCCGCCCCGATTGTTCTTTATCCCGCCGATCTATTCGCGGCCGGCGATCACACGTTTGACCTCACGCTCACTCACGCCTCGCCCGGCACGCTGCCCAACACAATGAAGCGCGACGGCATGAAAGACGACGAGTGGGAGGTGATGTTTGACGTCTGGCCGGATCGGCTCAAGTTGCCCCAATTGAAGTATGGCTTCATCGGCGCGACGAGCTATTGAATTTTTTGGAATCAACGTCAGGAACCAATTCAAATGAAGATCAACATCAACGACCAGATCGACGTTGTGCTGCCTTGGGAATGCGTTCTCGTCGTGAATGGCACGGAATTCCCCACTCGCCCGCCCACCGTCGCGGAGATCGCGGCGTTGAGCGACCTTGCTCCGCTGACCGACGCCCAGGCGAAGCAGCTCTTCAGCGGAGTCTTCGTCGGCGAGACGCCCTCGCTCGACGATGGCAAGATGGCTTTGAAAATGGTCACCGCCTATCTGGCCTATTTCTGGGAGCACTCCCGAAAAAACTCCCGAGCGACCGGCGCGGCAATTCGAGCGGCGGTCGCGGAGAGCTTCAAGACTCAAGGCAAGTAGCGTTCGACGTGGCATACACATTGGTTCAAACAGGCATCGCGCCTGATGCGATGACAGCCATGATCTTTCCCTGCCCCTTTGCTTTCGCCATGCTCGCCGCCCGCCGGCGATCCGTCGAGCGGCAACGCGCCGCCGCGCCTTCGCCTTCTCGCGCGGCCGGCGGCGAGACCGTGCGTGATGGCGTGATCTCGGTTCCTCTGGGCAACTCAATCTCTGACCTGTTCGCCTTTATCGGAGGTCACTAATGGCTTGGGATGCGGGAGCAATTACCGGCAGGCTCGACCTCGACCACACGAGCTTCGATCATGGCATCAGCGAATCGTTCACGCACGCCGAAGGCTTCGGCGGGCAAGTCCGCGAGATCATGGAGCAGGTCAACGAGTCGTTCGGTGAGGCGACCGGCCTGACTCAGTTCTCCGCCAAAATCCAAAGCATCACCGCGGGTTTCAGCGAAGGGCCACTCCTGGGCGGGATTCATGCGGCTGCTTCGTTGATGGGTATTTTGCGTGAGAACACCTTCGGAGTGGCCGAAGAGTTCCATCACATCGGGGAGGAAGCCGAACTCGCCGGAGTCAGTTCGACTTTCTTCTCCTCGCTCGCGCCTCTGGCCGAGGAGCATGGCGTCGGCGTTGACGAGTTGAGCGCCTCGTTCAAATTCCTCGCTCGTAATATGTCTGACGCCGCCAGCGACCCCAGCGGCGATGTGGCCAAAAAGTTCAACGAGATCGGCTTAAGTGCGGATTTTGTCAAAGGCCATATGGGCGACATGCAGGGGATGTTTCTCTCTGTGGCTGAGGCAGTCAAAGGATTAGCAAAGGAGGAAGATAAGGGCCGCGTGCTTCAGGATTTGATGGGCCGCGCCGGCGCGGCACTAAAGCCCTTGATGCATGAAGGCTCGGAAGGCATCCTCGATTTCCAGCGGACGATGGAAAATATGCACGCCACCGTCGATGAGGGCGACGTGAAGATGGGGAATGAGTTTGCCCACCAAATGACGCTCATGAAGGCGGAGTGGACCTCTCTGGAGAATGAATTGGCGCGGCCAGTGCTCGGCGTCTTCAACGAAGCCCTTGGGCAAATTCCGGGTTTGGTCGAGGGCGTGAAACATGCGGTCGAAGGCGCACGCGATTTGCTCAACGCCGGCGACAAGGACGGCGGATCAGGCGGCTTCTTCGCCAATCGCTGGAGTGAGCTGGTTCAGACTATTGATTACGACAAACACCTGCTGATTGACCCAGCGGTAAATGCCGCCGGCCGCGATGGCACGCGAAGTGGAATAAAAGACGTTGGCTACAACCCCTACGGCGGAGCCGGCTATGCGGGCGTTCACTTCGACGCGATCAATATCACGGTCGATCCAGAAAAAATCGGCAAGTCGATAGAGCAGAAGCTCAAGCCGCATCTGCAACACGCGGTCACAAAGGCAGCGGCGAAATCTACGCAAATGACCTCGTCATTCAGGAACTAATTTTCAACCATGCCCGGCGTCGATACATCTTCGTTCGTCTCCGCGAGCTACAACGGCGCGACTTTCATGGTCGAGCAGTATCTCTGGGAAGAAACCCCCGTCTCGCTCGCCGGTTATGGTTGGGTCGCCACTAAAGTGCACGTCGAGATCGACGGCTTCATCGACGACACCGACCCCGCCGCCTTCTATACCAAGCTCGCCGCCCTGGGAAACCTCTCCGTCGCCGGCGGATCACTCGTCATCAATGGCATCGGCGGCGTGCCGGAAAAATATCTCCAGGCAGGCATCTGCACCAACGGCGGACCTTTCTGCGGATTCAAGCAATTACCGGAAGCTTCCGGCCCACTGAATCGCAAGGTTAAATTCACGCTCGATGCGACCTGCTTCCTCTCGAACTCAACCTTCACCCCCGCGCGACTTCGCTCCTCTGTGGCGCCCAACGGACTCCGCTCCATCCTTCAGACCGGCGAGTTTTACGTTCCCAACGCGGCTGATTATTTCTACGCCGCGATCCTCAGCCAGTTCCAGCAGCAATACGCCTCGCCCAATTGGATCGTCACCTACGAACTCGATGTCGCGCAGAACGCGGAATCAAAAGCCACCTACTCTATGCGGGCGATTCAACTTGCCACGCCGCTCCCGGCCGGCGGAGTGGCGTCAGGAACTTCGTCGATCAGTAATTCGATCAACGAACAGAACCAGCTCACACAGACCATCACGCATGATCTTCTTCTCTCCGGCGGCGATCCCGTCGCCATCCACACTTCGTTTCGACCCACCAGCGGCAACATTGTCTCCGCCGGAATGTCCGTCACCGGCATCGACCAGATCAGGCTGCGATCCACCTACACTGTCATCAGTGGCGTGGGCGGCAACGGAAGCTTGATTAGTTGGAGCCAGACCTTTGGGCTGATGGGCGATGTGGACACGTTTGAATTAAAGACTTATCCCGGCGCCGCGCCCATCGCGGTCAAGAGGCCTCAGACCGTCGCCATGTTGCGGCTGAGCGGAAGCGCGATCGGCCTTGGAACTTACCCCGATTTCCCTTCGGTGCCGAGCGGTTATCTCCTGGCCGCGCCGCCGGAGATTACTTACGACGACGTTGATATTCATCGCCTCCGCATCGGCTGGAATTATCAGTTAATGAGCGATCCTGCCAAAACTTCCTCAACAACCATCGACGCCGCAACCTTCATGCCGGCTCGTCCGAACAATGGAGGTGGCCATTGAGCGGATTTAACATTGTCACCTTCCAGCAGAACGGCAGCCAGAAGCGCATCGCCCTGGCTCTGGAATCGGCCTTTGAACTCAAGGGCGGCGTCGAGCCGGACATCAACCAGGCGACGTGCTCTTATCTCGAATACGCCAACCTCAACCTCACCCCCGATTCCAAGGGCAATGTTGATTTAACCGGCACGCTGGGGTTCTGGCAGACCAACGCACCGAGCGATTCGGCCGCGCCAGACCTCTCCATCGCCGGCGTGAGCATCGTGGACATCGACGTGGCGGATGTCGGCATTACCTCAGATACCAAGACTCAGGCGAACGCGATCACCAGCTACAGGCTCTATATCGCCGACATGCGCCAGCGGTTTGTTATGCCGCGCGGCGGCCGTCTGGAAGTTGGCCTGGTTAATCCGACACCGATTGAATCGGACGGCGGCGTTGTGGCCGAAACGACGGATGGCGACGGGAATGTCGCTGGTACATCCGCGATCGGCACAACGTCGCTCGTTCCCACTTCTGACCTCATTCGCATGTGCCTTGACGCGATGGGATTGACCTCCGTGACCGTGCCAACCACGGTTGATGGGCAAATCCCGCCGCCGCGCGGCTTGCAGTGGCACGGCAACCACGCGCCAACCGAGCTGGCTAAGCTCATGGTGCATTGCGGCCATGTTTTCGTGCCTCTGAGCGACGGCACCGCGGCGATTCACCAATTGGGCGATGGCGACGCGCCGACGATTCCTGACGGCCAATTGATCCTCGACGTACCCCACCCCGGCATTGACCGGCGCGGCAAGACAGTCGTCTTCACCTCCTACCCGAACGCCAACTTGATCACTCAGGATGTTTGGGGGCCGAGCGATGTGGACGACAATCTCACATGGGAATTTGTCGCGCAGGACTCGAACCTTGAATGGGTGCGCATTGAAGATTTAACCTGTTGTCATCAGCCGCTTGATTTCTTCCACTCGGGCTTCATCACCAACTCTCCGGCTTTACCGGCTGACTCGGCGCGGCTCAAGGACCAGCTCTATCGGTTTCTGCGGTTTCGCGGAACTTCGTATACCGCCGACGAAGCGCCGATCTTGAATCGCGTTGTTGAAACCGATGGCACGAATCCGCTGGTCATCAGCGGGTTCCTCGCCACGCAAACCAATGGGGTTTGGAGCAACAGCCAGGTCAACATCACATGCATCAACAAATACCACCTGGGCAACCCCCAGTCGGACATCATTGAATCGCCGATTCCGCTCGGCAAAGTGGGATCCGGACAATATCCGGCTAACTTCACGCCGTTCGAGCCGCTTCAATTCAAGATTCGATGCACGTTTGAGGATGTTTCGACAGTTACTACAAAAAGCGGAAAATCGCTGCTATCGCCCAGCTTTTTCAGTGTCGGTTTCCAGCAAGCCGTTAAATCAGTCACGAAACTCGGCTATGGCACCACCGACCTGGCGAACGCAAAATCGAAATCTGACCCGGACACTATCTTCATCAGCCGGCCGGAATGGAATCTGATCAGCGTTTATCCGCCGACCTCTTCCGCCATCCCAAGTTCGGCCGCACCGGCCACTAATCAAACACAACTTGAAGCGGAAGCCGCCGCGCTGGCCGTGAGCTACCTCAAGGACAGTGGCTCGCCCATGCACGTCGTTCGCGCCACGGGCTTTGTTGCCGCTGAACTCAATGGCCAGATCGCGGAGATCAATATCGACCAGCAGGCTTTAACCACCTCGTTCAAGCTCAACACCTGGTGGAGCGCCGCCGCCGGCATGATTGATTTGAAACAACATGCCTCGCGTTCAGAAGGCGGGGGTTCGGCTGGCGGAGCTTCTTATCCAAATCAGCATTCCTCGGCCGCCAGCCGAACCGCGCTGGGCATGAGCGGCGCGACGCAGCCGGTGACGCCGCTCTATGGCGGGCAGACATCGGCGGCCGTGTCGCCGGGAATTGCGCCTTATGTGATGTACCGCGTTGCGTTGCAGATCAGTAAAATCAACCCCGGCCTCGACGGGAATGTCGCCACCGGATTGCAGGCGACATGGAAATACGACGTGCGAGACTCTGCCGGCAATCTTCTTCTCTCGGCGGCGAGCGTGGAGTCTCCGCGCCCTCTGGCTTGCGGAACGGTTCAGGCCATCGCCGGCGACGCTTACAATGACGCCGGGGGAATCGTTCATCTTTGCCACGCCTACGAATCATTCAATATCGTTGGAAGGTGCTGAGTGGTCGTTGCGACTGACTGTATCCTCGGAGACGCATCGGCCAATGCCGTGTTGGCGGACGCGGGCACCAATGCCATCCTCGCTGTCGTCGCGGGCAATGATCCGTGCTCGACTAATTGCCCGTCAACCTGCCCGCCGGCCGATTGCTGCGAATCTGAACCGTTCGCAATGTATATAGGAATTGACGCGCCCGCTCTGGGGACTCAGACGTGCGCTCTCGCGGGTAAGCGATGTGAAGGTGGCGTGCTCCATTATGGTTTCAACGATCAGGTTACGGTCGGTGAGACCAGTAACGGGGAGTTGTGGTCTCTACATCTTGGGATTGATCTCCTTTGCTCCGGCGACGGTTGTGTGGTGACTGTTGAATATGGCCTCTCGCTCACCGGCGGCGCGTTTAATAACTTTCCCGGAATCAGCGTGGTTAGCAAGCGATTCCGTTGGGACTCGAATCATTGTGAATGCCCCGCCGTGCAGATCGTAGTTCCTGGCGTCGGCTCCAATGATGACGGCAGCTCGCCGGACGGCGAGGACACGAACATTTACATCAACATTGGCTGCGATATTGACTCTACGCCTGGCTGCGCCAGCCACGGCGGCAGAGGCAACCAAACGGGGCCGTTCATGGATTGCGGCGGCTCTTGCGGCGGCACATTGCCTTCGTGCCTTGAAGTGCAGGCGGTCATCCCATCGAACGATGGAACCAACGCCACACTCCGTACCGCTTATCTGGCGCAGCAAACGGGATGCACCTACACTGGAGTTGATCAGTTTTCAGGCGCTTGGGAGGAAAACTTTGACGCTTCATTCGAGTGCTACTTCCTGAGCTTGGCCGATTCGACCGGCACCGAATGGGTTGGCTCGGCGGGAGGAAGCTCGCCGGGCGCTGTCTTCTCCGTGCTGACGGGAGAATCGCCTGCCAAGCCTGATACCGTGACCGTTACCATTGTCGATCCATCTCTCTGCCCTAGCCCTGCATGTATCTGCTTGCCGAACGGGTTTTCAACCCTGACTTTTAATACCCAGGTCTGGCAGGCAGGCGGAGATTTTCCGGATGGTTACACGGACGAGTTCGCCGTACTTTCCGGCCAGGGTGAGCCGCCTGGAGTTTGCGAAACCAGCGGACCTGATTCGTTGCTCTGGGAGGGCAGTGATTCCCTTAGCACTTGGGACTTTCAAGTTGTCTACGCCGACCCGGCGAGCTGCGGGGGTTCGACCAATTGTAACACTCTGAACGTCTTCAAAAGCGGAGTGCTCGTCTGGGGCGGCGCGTCGGACGGCGCGCTGACCGACGGCAACACAGTGGGTTGGGTGCAATGCGCCGGCACTTATGCCGGCCCATCGGCAATGCCGGGGGTGTTCTCTTGAGCCATAGATCAGACTGCATCTTTTCGCACGACATCGGGCACAGTTATCGTTCGTTCTGCGCCATCGGCCTATGCGCCGAGACGCCAAACAAGGTCGAATGCAAGCATTGTAAACGCCGCGAGGCTGGCGCGGCCGTCGTCGGCTCCGCCACACTGGTTCGTATCAATATCGTTAAGCGGAGCCTTTGGAGCCGGTTAAGGACGAAGGTTGGCCGCGCCGCACATTCTGCCGCCGCGCTAGTCCGAATGCGTTTGGTCACTCGCAAACTATGGGAAGAATTGCATATACGGGATTGGTCGAATTCCGCCGCCGAAGTCAATCGGCAATGGCTGACCGATTGGTCGGCGCGTGTGCCGAACATGGTCTGCGGTTGCCGCCGAAAATGGCTGGCTTTGGTTGAGGTGAACCCGCCGCCTCTCGCCGCTCCTGCCGCAATGCGATGGTGGGGATTTGATATGCACAACCGCGTCAGCCTGGATATGAAGCCGGCAAATCGGGTGATGAGCAGTGCTGAGGCGATTGATAGATGGCATTGGCCGGCGGACTAA